GATTGTGAATATCCTTGTCAGACATTGAAGGAACATTGAATGTATGCCTCTGTACCTCTTCAGCAAAACGTGAATGTACATAAGTTTCAACATTCTCCATACATTTCTCTTCAAATACATCTCCCAAACTCTCCACATCAAAGTCCTTATCATCCAGAATGTATTTCTCATTCTCAGGAAGAGTACAGGCAAAGAACCAGCGACAAGTTCTCAATTTTCCTACTTCCCCAATTGGAACTGCAAGTACATCCATCGGGTTTACAATAGTGAGAATAGGAGTATCACCAAATCCACTGTAGTCATATTTATCACTTGCAACGTGAAACCCTCTACTACATGATACCTGATTATTATCATCACCCATCTGCCTTGGCATACTAATGATTTCTCCTACCCTATAATCCATCCTGTTATCATGAGCAGCAGTATAAACATTACAGCTCATGTTAGGTAGATTTCTGTAAAGAGCATCAATATTTCCTACCAATTCTCCAGGATAAACGGTATTACATTTAGATACCCTGTGAATTTGATATTCATCTCCTTCCTTATACAGTTCAAAGTTCTGCGGATTTTGTTTCCACATAGCCCTGATTTTCGTATAAGTATTGGAGATAGCATCTACAAGAGATTTATCAACATAATTGTTCTTGCTCACCACCCTGCGATAAGCATAGAAGTTTCCATGCCTGTCAATCTTAAACTGATGATGAGAGAGAAACTCATACAAATCTTCAGCACTCTGGGAATTCGGATTAAGACAGCACTTTACCCAAAACTTCTTCAAAGACTGATATTCCGTATCATCATTCAAATAGAAATCTTCGAGACCCTGTTCATACAGTTCAACAATTTCTACGAAATGCTGAATAAGAAGTTTGGGAAGGCTCCTGTTAATACCTTTCATATATACAGCACCATCCCTTGTTTCAAACTCCCCTGTTTTAACAAGTAAATCTATCCCTTTCCATCCATTTTATAGATTCATTATTACTATCTTTCAATATCTTGTTTAATTGCTTAAATACTCCCTCACTATCCCAATCCGCACCACTGTATGCAGCACTCGCTGGATGACTTAGTTCAAAATGATGTGTAAATATTGGCACATAATTGCTGTATTTAGAAGCTTCTGCACCAAGAAATACAAAGGGAGCACCTGCTACATCAAATACATTTTCAAAGAGATATATCATAAACGGTTTCCATAATTTTAAATGTGATCCTGGTTTGTTCATCTCACACGTCAAGGAAGCATTAAGAAGAAGCACTCCTTGATTAGCTAGATATTTCAGATCAGCATTCTTTATAATATGAAGATTAAGTCCCTGATATAGCTCCCTCTCTATAGCATCATAGAACTGCTCAAGAGAGGGTTGTAGCTTACCTGTAATAGAGCACGACATTAGCATCCCATCACTTACAGGCTTTCCCTGATAGAAGGTGTGGTAGGGACTAAGCCCTACCATTATCACCTTTAAATCATCATAGGATGTTTCCTTAAATGCTCTGAATACATTGGAAGAAAGAGGTGCTATTTTTTTGCCTCTCTTGCTTTCCTTTTTCAAAAAGGCATACACCCTATCACAATCTTCACTTTCCACCCAAGGTCTGATTTTCTTATGCCATGAAGGGTGAAAAAGTTCTTCAAAATTTTCCCAAATCATACATCAAACAGTTTCAACTGCCTTTTATCTTCTACAACAAGTTCAGGAATATCTTCTACATCCTGATAATATTCGTCTCCCAATACATTTGTAAAGAACCTGTGAGCATCAATATGATCATCCATCCAGCGTGAAGGATGAATACCACCGATAGCAAAAGTTGTAAACTGATAGAGTTCCCAAAGACTACTTTTAGAATTATAATCATGAGAAGGCTTTTCAATCTCACGCTTGATAATATTCAACTGCGTAGATTCAAGGAAATGTTCTTCAAAATACATCCTTCCCAAGAGTTCTGCAGTGGTACGTCTGTTCAATTGATATTGTTTCATTGCTTCTCTGTCTTTCTGTAAAATACTAAACAGTTCTCCTGCCTGATTAATATATTCAGGAATCATATTGGGGGCAAAAGTCTGAATCTCTCCCTGATGTTTCTTCCTGAATGTACCTATTCCCCTGAATGCCATCATTCCATTCGTACATACAAGGATATTACAACCAATGGAGAATGATAACACTTTTGTTTTATCATAGCTATTCTGCCATGCCACCTGAAGTTGCATTTCCTTATCTTCAACATTCTTTATGAAATATCTCCCATTGGCAACAAGTCCATCTTTTGCCGTAGAATACAATTCACGCTCAATTTCAAACCCTGATTTTACTAATCCCTCAAGAGTGAGATTAATTACTTGTTCGTGACTTACAGGTTTGTAAGTACGTGTTTGTTCTGGCAAAGGAGCCCTCATTAAGAGTTCCTTTGTTGTGTTATAAGTTACTTTCTGTTCCATAGTTATTACTTTTTAAAGTTTAAATAAAACTGTTTTAATACCTTTCCTCTAAATTTCAATTCACAATGATATCTTTCTGCTAATTTTCTTAGTTTATGACTCATCGTTGATAGATTCTTATTATATTTATTAAGTAAATCAATAACTCTGTCATCGTCTACATGTACCCATTGTTTTTCAAATTGATTATCTAAAGCTTTAAGGAAGTCTTCCATCTCAAGAGTGCATCCATAATAAGGATTTGCAAGTTGATTCTGAAGTATTAGTTCTTTCTTTTCTTTTGCTTTTTGTTCAGTATCATCCTTTACCCTAATTATCTTAGGATCATCAAGTTCAAGTTTCAATTGATTAGGATCTTCATCCTTAATCTTCAATTTAGCTTTCCTTGCTGCATTCATCATCATAGATGAGAATGATATTACACCATTAAGTTCATCTAACGTCATGTGCTCAAACACCATGTTCCAAAATGGGGGATTGTCCCCGCTTGCATAAATACTGGTTTTCATTTCTCTATTGATTTTTGTTATACCTTTTTATTTTATAATACCAACTATTACCTAAATATTTAAATTCTCCACCATTAGCCATAGCTACTGTATTTCCAAATTCATAAGGATTATTGTATATCATAATTTTAATACAATCTTCCCTCCTAAACAGCAAATACCACCATCTTATTAATCTTTTCATCTTTTAATCCTTTTATTATAAAATGCTCATTTACTTTACCAAGACCTTCAACCCTCGCCCAATCAGCCCAATCCTTCACATAAGGAAGAAGTCTGTCAGGAGGATTAATATGTTTGTATCCGAATGTCTGTGTTATGACATAAGATGAATCTTTGCCAGGAGCATCCGAATCACCTCCATAGAATATATCGTTAGAATTATCCCTTATATAATCAACTGTCTCTTGAGAGAATGCTATAAGACTTTCGTTCTGCACATGACAGACATTATTATATAGCTTTTTACATACGAGATAGTCTTTCATTGACTTGGTAATCAGGGTGTTCCTATCCTTGCTAAGATTGTTAAGACCATAAGCCGTAGTGATGGGAACATTGGATTTCCACTTGTTCTTCCTATCAGCAAATGGAAAATATATCTTCCACGCATTCCCATACAGATATCCAAACCTCAGTTCATTCTCCTTAATAGGATATAACCTGCGATTGAGATACATTTTGGATATGGAATAGATGTTATTAGCCCTTAAGTCTGAAATATCCTGGTAGTATTCATTCCAAAAAGATAGCTCCTCATTTGTAAACTTACGTGTCACCACTTGTATTACAGAATAACGCTTTCCCAATGTTTCTTCAGGCTGTTTATATTGAGCCTTTATCTTCTTATATTCTCCTACATTGGTATTTGATACTATCCCCAACCCAAAGTCCCTGTCAATAAGCCTCAATACCTCATCAAGAGAAGATAAATGATACAGTTCTTTCACAAAATCAAAACATCCTCCCCTTATTCCTTTAGCAAAATCCACGAAATACAAATATCCATTCCTATTTCCAATCATAAACGAAGGGTGTGTATCAGCATGAAACGGGCTATTTGTTACTTGATTAAGCTTCCAGAACCTGTCAGGCATATAATGCATGAAAATATCGAAGTCAGTTATCCTCTGTAACACTGTCTCTATCGTCAGATCTACTTTCCTCTGTCCTTTTATCATCTTCTTTTATTATTGCATATTTAATCCTCATTAATGTTTCATTATATTGCTCAAGAAACTCTTTCATTCTTTCTATCACTCCAATTTCCATATACAGAGAAATAAAAAAGCTCCTGCCATTTCTGACAGGAGCCTCACATTTAAAAACTAATAATCTGCACCCTCGTCTGAAATCACCTTGTCAGATGCTGCGATGTTATCCTCTGGATTATAAAGCTTCAAATCCTTCAGGACATAATAATCACGACACCCATATTCTGAATTGGTAACATCAAGAACAAACTTCTCATGAGCCTTCAAATCACGTGGTTTCTTAGCTTTGAGCCTTGAAAGGGTTTCCTCACTGCTGAAATCAATTGTACGGAAATACTTCAGGCTATAAGGAGAAAGAAATCCCCTGTTATACACCCTCTGATATTCCTTAACATCTCCATCTTTTTCAGTGGTAGTAATGGTAGCAAGACACACAATATTCCCGCACCATTCACCATTCACCTGATCTTTAATCTCCTTAACATTCCCCCTCATGAGTTTCTTCCATTCCAATTCAAGAACAGCTTCCTTATCACGATAATCAAGTTTACTGAGCCACATGCGAAGGAAATTATATAATTCTTCCTCTCCGCTATATGCAACACGATATTCCCTTTCCTTAAACCAATCAGGAAGATCATTAGGATCAGAAGCCCACGAACACACTCCCACCTTATTAATGTATTGCATACGTGTTCCGTCTTTATTTTCCCTCTGTTTGTCCTCAATGAAGAATGTCACTTTGAATTTCTCATTGACATCCATATCATCACGATTCCTCGTCTTAATCTCTTCAAGCCAGAAATCAATCCTAAGGGATGTATTTCCATCCTTACTCTCTCCAAGATAATCGAATTGCTTACTATCCTCCTTAGGAGTCCATCCCAACAACTCTTCAAACTCTTCAGCTGAGGGATTTACACCAATTACACGAGCTTCAAATAACCCTACATATTTGGGCTGCTCTACAAAATTTACATTCTCTTTAATTTTGCCTCCGATTGCCATACTCTACATTTTTTTAATTAAATTCATTATTTGTTATAAATTGTTTCCCAATAAGTCTCTATATCATCTCCATTCATTTTTGATATAAGAATCCTGCCTTTCAATAAAGGGTTTCTGCTTCCTGCAACAATGCTGTCATTAATCACATCAAAGTTTAAATACCTTTCATTACCATCAGCTACAAGTTTAGCAAGGGCTGTTACTTTAGAAGCAAATATGGTTTTAAGTTTACCTGTCAAGGCAATCTCACTACCTACCACTTCCTCTTTACCGCCAGCATCCTTGATATACTTATCAGCAATATGTCCAGCATATATCCTGTAAGGGCTTATCTGCCTGAAGAATTCTACTTGCTGCAGAAACCACCTTCTTGTGTATTGATATCCTGCACCATCAGGAAGAGTGAGAACAGATTTCCATTCAGGGTCATTATATTCAAGCTTTTCTCCGTCAGGAACACTCTTCACCCTGTTAAACTTCTTTCCTATGATACTATTCATATACATAAGAGTAGCACCAAGTTCAGACAAATCATCCAAATCAGTAAGGCCATCTATGATCAGATAGTCATATTTACCCTTGCTATCAAGCAGAAGTTTACGATAGGAGATATAATTCTGATAACTATTCCACCTATCATCCTCTTGAGAGGAATAGGTACTAAGTTTTCTGGAAGGAATGTATTCATATCCCCCCTTCTCAAGATCAAGTACAATAGCGTTATGCTTTGTAGTAAAATGTCCAAGGATAGCACTCTTACCCATCTTAGGTATGGATACTATCACTAAATCTCTAGGGGCCGTAATGGTTACAGGTGTAATCTCATCAGGCAATTTTGTTCCTATTATACCCATATTTTAATTATTTTAATTATAAAGATAATCAAATTTCCTCAGAATACACCTCCTTTTGTGAAGGAAATTCATTGGACAACAACAATTGTTTCACTACCCCAAGCCTTCCCATTGCTACATCAAGAGCTCCTTCCCTGGGTTCAATTACAGTTCCTGCCCAAGTGGTGGTTCCTGATACTGCCACATCATCTAAATAGGTGGTATAATATATATCACCATTCTGCTTAATTTCTTTAATCAATTTTAATTTCATAATTTATACATATTTAATTTTATTCTTATCGAACATTGCAAGTGATCCATTTAACCAATCAATCTCCTTCTTCTCTGTAGAACACACAATCCAAATCGAAGCCTTCTTCTCTGGATTGTTATATTCCATGCTCATACATCTGTTCACCCTTTGGGTCATGGTTTCTGGGTTGCTATCAAAATGATTGATTATCACCTTGTTAAGGGGTAAATAAGTCACACCAGAATTACCAATTTTGACAACAGCCAAGTGCTTTGATATTCCTCCCACAAAGTCATCCCATACATCCTTCTCACTACTCTTACTATGATAGGAAGGTATTCCCAAGCTATCAGCTATTTCAGTACGTCCACAAAAGACTAACAAGCGCTCATCCTTGAATTTCTCAATAAGTCTTATGGTAGCATCTCTCTTGGCTATGGAAGACTGAAGTATGCCAATCATCTTCAGTTTCATATGAAATGAAGACTTCTCCTCTCTTTCCAACTTATCTACCACCCATTTGTAATTAGCAAACTTCTTCTTCTCAGTAGTTCGTTTTCCATTATAATCATTTATTATCCTGTCATCAAGAGACACCCTTACCACATTGATTTCATAATCTGGAAGGATTCCCTCTTTGATAGCCATCTCAATTGAATATTTTGCCACTACAGGCAATGAGA